CGTTAATGATACCACCGACATAGTTGGAATCGCTATCAGCTTGTCTTGGTCTAAAGTCAATAACATCTCTCAGAGAAACAATCCCACCATCATTCAATGTGTGACTAGGAATTTCACCATAATCTACTTGACCAACATAAGATTGGGCTGAGAAGAAGTCTCCGGCTCCACCATGTGTAAAGTGTTTGAATTTGGCATATACTTTGCCACTTGGTGGTGCAGCTTTATCACCCTTCAATATCAATCTAGCATTGCCATAGTAGTTATCTCGTTGTCCATTATCCACAATGAAGCTAGAGAACATGTCTGTACCAATATCAGCAGCAGAATCTCTAATACTATCGATAGAATATAAGTCTGGGCGGCCGAGACTAACAAACTTTGTCCCCGAGCCGTCTGACTCAAAAGGCTTTACCACAGTTAGTTCTGTCAGAGTTTTAGTTCTCAACGATCCATTGGATTTATTTACCTTTGCCATAATCGTCATCTGAGAACTTGCATGCGCTCCACCAAAAGCGAGTACAGCTGACTGAGTCCCAGCTCCCGAAATGCTAGGTGACATAACCGCACCATCAGAGTTCTTAGTAACAATCCACTCACTAGTGCTGAGGAAAGTTTCGCCAGCAGCAGATAAAGTAATAGTTAAGTTCCCGCTAGCGTCCGTTGATGTAGCAAAGCGCCGTTGTACTGCTAAAGAGATGTCAGATAGTGATCTGTGTCGAGGATACTTCAAATCAAACAGCAGGTTATTGTGTTGCCCTTCATAGACAGCAGGTATCCCGTTAGTTTGACCCAATACGTCTGTCAGGTCTGCGTGTTGTGTGCTCGAAAGACCAATTGACTTTACTTGAGAGAAGGATGATCCCACATTCATTTCTATATCAAACAAGTAATAACGCCAGCCGTTACCATCTTCTTCCATGGCTCTTACGCGGGCGGTACCAATAGTACTACCACCAAATGTGATTGCATCTTGTAGATTCTGCCTGACCAAGGTTGATATATCGGGCTGACCCTTTTTGTTCAAAACTTTTACGTAGTTGCCATATTCTGCAGCAGATACGTCATTTTCAAGCGCTAGAGTTTCTTGCGCGCGAGGAATACGAAGTCTTGTAGGAAAGCTAGTGTTGGCTCTATATCCATTGACATACGCTGTACCAGGTGAGACAACAGCTTGTAAATGTGTTGTGGAGGAATCAGGTTCGTAGTTAACCGTAAAAGGTTTTGCGAAGAAGTTACCTTGAATTTCTTTTGTGCGTCTGGCAAGATTTTCTTCAATTTTATTATAAGAATCGATCCCACCTACTACATCAAAAACAACTCCGTTGATTACTCGACAAAAATATATGAAGTTTTCATCAGAGGCAATTTCATCCTCAGTAGCTAGTGTTAACCTAATTCTATATCGATCTGCGCCAGGAGCCGAGGTATTTGGTGCTGCCCCTTGGTTATCATATAAGGCTTGGAAATCACTTGCAGATACAACATCTTGAGAAACTTTGAAACCAATTGTCGCGCTAGGAGTGTGAGTATACTTCCCCAATATTCTACCCTGAGGAGCAACATGAACAAAATGACCTTGAACAAAGAATGTCCCTTGGTTAACAGATATCTTACAACCTTTTCCTGTCGGACGGTTTGTGGAGATGTCGGTTGTTTGTACAGCCAAAGCAACAGAGTTTGCGGATGTACCAATTATAGTTTCGCCTGGTGTCATACGAATCGGTGTATCGCCTGAAGTGCCGCCCAAAGTGTCTATATAAGAAACATACAGAGTAGCAGGGTCAGTCGCTGTCGCTGCAACAATCTCGATAATCTTAACTTTAATGCCAGATGTTTGCCCTGTGAATGTATCTCCAACCATCAGAGCAAGTGTGTTAACAGCTGTTGGAAGAGAGTATGTGGAAGTGTCTAATTTAATAAACTCGTATCTTGTATTTAAGACTTGGCCCCCTGGATTAACAGAAGCGCCTTCTTTGAAGACATTTCGACCAAACCGCTCTATCTCTCTTTGGATGATGGTTTGCATTTGTGTAAGCTCGCGAGCTTGCAAGGCACGACCAGAGTTGAAAAGGACTCTATGATAGTTATCACTATCGCTAAAGTCATCTTTATACGTAGTGCTAAAGAGGTCTGTTGTATATTTAGTTGTCATGTCTAGCCTTCTTAGAGTTGTATAATTACTTTAACATCTTCGTTTTGATCGCCCGCTCTAGTAACAGCAGCTCTATTATCTATATACAAAATATCACCTGACATCATATCAACTTCAGCACTATCATATGCTCTCGTATTACCATCCACTCCAGCTGAATCCAAAGTGCCTACACCACTACCATCTATCTCATTTACTGCCTCACCTTCGGTAAAAGCAAGGAACCCTGTTGCTTCATCTTGATGGAAATAAACTCGGTTCGAATCTGTTCTGTCAATAAGACCCACTGCCCCTGAGACCGCTCCTAAGATAGTCTTATCTTTAGTGAAAGAAGTACCTACGGATGTAAACTTTAAACTGGATAGTGTGTTAGCCACGTTTCCTTGAAACAACGGTGAGTCGGAATCAGGACCAGTTCGTGGATTTCTAATGATAGCTACCTGTCTAAAATCATTACCTGTTACAAAGGTGTTACCCTCTGTGCCTGAAAATTTGGAGTTAAACATAATAGCAGTAGACCTGAGATCGTCTCGAGGATCACCACCAATACCCGCGCCTGGCGCTAGGACAGCTCTCGCTGTTGCACCAGAACCACCACCACCTGTTATTGTTACAGCTGCTGCTTGGTAACCTCTACCATATGCTTTTCCATCTACTCCCAAATAAGAACTATCATTCATTTGAATTTTAACAATAGCCCCAGCTGACATTGTAGCGGTCGCTGTAGCTATTTTTGGAGCGACACCGTCATAGGTAGCCTGCCGGCCTGTGATAGTAACAACAGGTGTAGAGGTATATCCTGTACCACCATTAATCATTTCAATTCCTGTTATCTCACCTCGGATAGAAGAATATTGAGTTGTTCTTTGTTCAGTTTGTTGCGCTGTTAGTCCAGTCGCTGTGGTTTTGATAAATTCTACTGGTTGATAGTTAGCTGACTGAAACTTTTGTGACCGGCCCGCACTTACAGAATACAAGTACCGCCACACATAACCATCTGCCGTTGTTTGTGGGTTTAAAAGAACACCAGCTGGCTGAATGGTAGACGGAACGGCTATTCCAGAAGTGTTTTTACCTTGTTGCAGACAAATGTATACTTGAAGCTCGTCCGTCATAACATAATAGGCGTTAGAGGGGTATCCTGCAACTGCATCATCATACGCTGAATAAGTCGTACCAGAAGTCCAGTTATAACGAGGAATGACAAAAGAAATGTCTTCTCCCAATTTCATAGCCTGCTGGTTCAACTTATAGTTTCTTATTTCTCTCAAACTATTAGTTGGATTAGGAGGAGTATCTGTACTGTCCCAATCTTGTGATCTACCAATGCCGAGATAATAGGCAACAGAAGTACTGTCGACATCATCTGTTAGCTGATCAATAAGCTGTCTTTTAAAAGCGTCTGTAATTATTGCGACCATGTCTTGTTCCTATGCTACCGTTAATTCACCTTGGTTGCCAACCACATACCAGTTTGTACCATCCCAAACTGCTTGGCATCCATCATATTGGGCAAGTTGAAAGAAGGATCCTTGCGCGTAATTGGCAGGCTGTACAGTAACAGCTCCGGCTCCTTTATTTGTAAATATTTTTATTTCACCTTGTACTGAACCATCCGCTAAAGAGGCAGAGAATGGAGAACCATTGTTGAATATAATATATGAGTGGTTTGCTGACACAGCCCCACCAGCTGTCTGTGTGATTACTGTATAAGCTACTTTAGCTAATTCGACTGCTCCAGACCCTTTACCAGCTAAATTCAAATTAAGATTAGTATCGTCTCCAGAAGCTGAAACTAAAGGATCGAGACCAGCAGTATTATTCTTAACTGTAATTTCATTAACTGCTGATACTGTTGCGTTTAACTTAATTATTTCAGCGCCAGCGGCGTCTTCCACTGCAGTTGTTATTTTAGGAGACGCGATTGTTGGCGCTGTAAGAGTTTTGTTTGTAAGAGTCTGGTTGTGAGCTTGAAAAACAAGAGTGTCAGAATCTCCCAACACAGGAAAATTAACATTTATGTCTGTAGCTATGTTACCAGCTCTCATTATAAAAGAATTGAGATTTGAATCTACTAGTTTAGGATCATATAAATTTGGGCTCGAGATAGTTTTGTTAGTTAAAGTCTGAGTCGCAGAATCAGTTATGATGGTTCCGTTTGCGTTTGGAATATACACCATCCTGTCTGCTGTTGGCTCATTCAAAGAAAGAATTGTCTCGAATGAATCTGCCGCGTTTCCTTCAAATATAATACCAAAAGAATCAATAGTAATTTTATCAGAGATAGCTGTGCTGTCTCCAAATCTTCCATATATTTCTTGGAAGTTTTGATTTATTTTCGTGCCAGCGGTTCTGAGTGTGTCACCAGTTCCATCATCAGCTACACTGCCAATACCAATATTTTGCCGCGCCATACTAATTCCTTTGAATTATCTTTAGTGTATTTATACTTATTTATACGATGTTTATTGTGTTGCCCATGCCTGAATGCGCTGTGCATTGATAATACAATGTTGCTGGGGCAGACATAGGAACCTTGAAAATTATGTTACCGCTACTAGCACCATTATTAGTTACACCAGTACTATATGCAGAGCCACCATTACTTACTCTAATTTGAAATGGATGACTACCACCTGAGTTGTTGACAAATATATATTGTTCGCCTCTACGTAGATACAATACTGGATCATTTTCAGTAGTTGGAAACCATATGTTTCCTGCATCAGAGAACGTATAATCTGAAGATCCGTTAGACCCCATTGTGAATGTATGAGCAATTGTTTTACCATTGACATCCAGATCGCCACCTAGTTGCGGAGTTGCATCATCTACTACATCAGCTAAGCCACCGCCACCTCCTAATGAATAGTTAGTAGTCAACTTAGAATGGAAAGTAGCCGAATCATAATAAGAACTCAAGTCTGGGGGTGTGTATGAAAATGCACCACTACTATTATTGTAGCTTAATGCTGCTGTTCCAGCAGAGTTTGAACTTACGCTCAAGTCAGTGAGTGCAATGCCTCCAGATGTGAGTTCTGATTGGTTTGCCAGTCCAGTCCAGCTACCACCATGAGCAAAATAACCACGGCCTTCTGCGTGCACATGAGCAAACATACCATGATACGTAGAAGCTGATGGTAAGTCCCCAGTCGTAGCATAGTTGTTGGAATATAATATTTTGTTTGATCCAAAATCAATATCTGAATCTCCAGCAAAGTAATTTAAAGGTCTATTGCTTGCTGAGTCTAAAGTTGTAAAGTTGGCATCCAGCTCAGAGTGAGTTAATGCCGATCCTTTAGCGGTTCTGAGTGTTATTGCCATTTGTTAACCTCTTAGTTAAGTTACGTATCCGGAATCAACATATCCGGAATTCATGTAAATGTCTGATCCTGAATCTCTAAACCAAAGATCAGCGTCCATTGTTTCTACGTTATTGCTCATATCCACAGCTCCGTAGGCCTCAGAAATCCCGACGATAGAACTCGTCAGGGCATCAAAAGTAGGAGAGTTAATTTCTATAACACCATTAATAGTATTATAGTTATCAGACATCGAACTAACAAGCATGTTTTGATATTTGCGTACTGTACTGTTTAGTGATATGTATTCTTGCCCAGTCCCTGAATCATTAGTGTCTGGTATAATTCCAACATACTGTGAGAAAGCAGTAATAGGTAATGTGGAAGGTAATGTGAAAATAATTGTACCAGCATCACTATCTGGAACACTAATAGGCATATTCTGATCTAACAGTTTGCCTGTGGCCTGTTCTATAACCACTTCTCCACCCAGATAGAATCCTGCTGGATGAACAAAAACTTTATAAAGCTCTCTCCACTGGTCAATCGGAATAGAAGTTTTCAACAATACAGAAAAGATTTGATATAGAGCGCCGTTTTGAATATACCTTAAAGATTCAGTACCAATTTCTGAATTAGGGTCGTTCAGAATAAACAAATTATTTTTAGGAAATTCAATCTCAACATTTTCTGAAAAGAACGATCTAAAGAAACCTTCTGCTGCAAATCTTGTCCCTTTGACTCTATAAAATTGAGCAAAATTTCTTAAAACCTCTCTAGGGTCTCTAAAATATTCTCTTGATGCTCCTGAAGCTATTTCTTCAAAGATAAGGTCTAACTGAGTTACAGTAGCTCTTTCGATGTCTCGAAGACCAAACAATTCATCCAAATATGAAATAGTTTCATCAGAATCTAGATTATCATAATAGCTTTCTAGAAAAGCTACTAGGTTTGGATAGTCTGTTACGAAGTACTCGGGTAGCACCTCGACAACAGCATTTCTCCTCAAGCTGTGGTTATACCGACCTATTTCAACTATTTCTTGCATTCTCTAATCCTAATAAGAGCTCGAGGAACTAGAAGTATAACTTACAGCAGTAGCACCAGATCCTAATGATGTGGTTTGAGTTTGCCTATCGACGATACCGCTTGCAAATGTGGGTTCTTCATCTAAGTCTAAAACATAGTTTCTTAGCGGAACAATCGTAGAAGTGTTTGCAGGCAAGGCAGAGATTTTCAAGAAATCATCACCAGCTGTAATACTTGTGGGGTTGAAACCTGTAAGTGATAGAGTTCCAAGCTCAGGGACATATTCTCCAACATTGTCTATCTCGACACCAGCACCTGCATTTACTACTTGTAGAGTTGTAGAATTCAATTTATTTTTAATAGAACAAATTCTGTTGTTAAAGATAAATGTGGATGTTTCAATAATAGTGTTAACATCATCCGCTGACTGTAAGGCAACTGGGAAAACAATATTATATGATGTGGGAACATTAAGCGTTGGACTAAATCGCTGTTGGAGCTTTACAACAGCTTGAGAGTTTAGAATAGCAGGAGAAATATTATCTATCTCTGCGAGAAGATTAGATCGCCTAAACACACCTCCAAATTTTTTCAAGTTGTCTTCAAAATAAGTTTTAACAGCAGTAATGACTGAATTTTCTGTAGCTTTGATCGTTGTGCCTGTTAAAGCTGGATTGAAGTTGAATGTGAGAGCAAGTGTTAAATAGGTGGTCACAGGATCAGAAAAGACAGTGTCAATAGATATCACTGACAAATTATCTGTCAGGTTGTTCCGTATATTATCTTTGACCATAGTTTTTTGCGCTGCAGTATACCCATCAGCAAAAACCAAACTGACATATGTGCTGCCATAGTTTGCTGGAATATTATCTTCACCTCCCCAAGCCGCACAATCTGTCACAGATGCAAATCTTTTTAGAATGATTGCTTTGTAATCCTCTGCTGTTACCAACCTTTGTTGCGCAGCAAATGCGATAGGAGCATTTGATCGAATAGACTCAATACTTTGTGCAGGTGCGCCTCCATTACTGCTTGCCAATGTAGTAACAGATAGAGTGTATCCTACTCCGTTTACTTGAACTTGCGAAGCAGGAGTGAATAAGAATGCACCATTTGCATCAGCACCTGCAGTTGCAACATACTCTACAGTAATCTTTCCTCCTGTTGGGGGAGCTTTACCAAAAGAAATACCGTCACCAAAGTTTAATTCGTAAAAACCATTGGGCGCTTCTGTAATTTGAAATAGCGTTGATGTTCCAGTGACACTAGTAGCTTCTGACAACTTAGAGTAAGTTGTAAACGCTGAGGTGGATGTTGTTTCATATACTTTTACTATAGCTGTGGAAGTATCCATATTTGCATCGGGGATAACATATAGCTGTCGCTCGCCCACTTCACCAACATAAAAAGTTTTAGTAAGTTTTGAACCTTCTGATAAAGTTAAACCAGTGCCGCCCTCAGATGTGGTAAAATTGTACAAACCAGTTCCATCATCAGTTGCCAGGTAATCAATTAAAGTTTGGAAAGTAAATGTTTGCTCTCCCACTTTAGAAGAAAAGGAAGTAAATGCAGGAAGTGTTATCACTGATGGTCGCCCGGCCACACCTGCCAAGTTCAAAGATAAATTTACACTAGTTGAAGAAGTTGTGATAGATCGTGGTTCGTATCCTAGAGTAGCGGCATGGCTAATTACAGAACTTCGCAATTGCGCTGTGTTAAGAAACGCTTCATTAAGTGCAAAGTTAGCTGTTAGAGCATTGTAGTGTGTATTATACGCTAACACATCCAGAATATTATTTAATCCTGACGCTTCAAAATCATAATCTGCAAACTCACTTTTCTGGGCAAAATAAGTTTTTAATGAAGCTTTGATTTGATCAAAATCTAATTTTGTAGATTGGATGGATGTGGCCATTTATCTTACCCTCGATAGAGTTGTATCCAGCGTGACTACTTCCTGAGTATTGACAACTCTAAAGATAATCTGTACTGCTATTTCATTTTTATTTGGTTTTTGAGTCACGTTTAGACCTTGAAGTTTAGCCCTAGGCTCATATATGTCAAAAGCATTTTCTATAACCAATTCAAGTTCTTCTTCTGCATCTTCATCTGCGAGTTCAAATAAAATATTACCAAACCCCCCACCAAAGTTTTGAGCAAAAGGTTTTTCGTTTTTACCTGTTAACAAAAGATTTTTAACAGCCTGCTTGACAGCGCCAGCGTCAGTCTTTTTGTAGATATCTCTATCAGGTCTCGGAGCAAAAGATAAGTCAATGTCGACATATTTTTTGCTTCTTGAACCAACAACACTAGTAGTGTTGAGATTTCCGTCCTCATATGATAGACTTCTGGTCGCCATAATTATTCCTAAACTTTAACTTTATTTATATGGTTTTTAACTCAATACTTCAATCAACTCACCAGTAGTCTGAGAGTTGCCATTATAAATTGTTTCAAGTTTTTTTGTAAACGATCCGGACCAATCTGTTGCAATTTCTGGCATGACCAGAATCAATTGGAAGTCAAGGCTGCCGTCAGGATTATAAATGTCGTAATCGCAGATCAACTTCTCAAATAAAATAAAATCTTTCCAATATATGGCGACATCAAACAAAGTGGATAAATCTTCTACACCAGCAGAGTTGAATATTTTATACGCTATTGCTCTACCTGTCTGTGCAAGATCGTTTATTGATCCAGGAGTAACAATTTCTGTTGGTCCTGGTTTATACAATCCCTCATCTACTATCAATCTATAGTTTGCAAACCTTTGGGAATCTCTAATTGTACTCATAGCATAGGCTTGCATGTACAAATTTCTTGCTACTTGTCCGCGCTGGACCGGATCGGTGAAATGATTAAGAGTGGTCCCATCTCCTCTACCACCTAAAAAAGTTGCCATGGTTATACCATTTGCTAATTCAGTTCTTGCAGATATAGTAGACTGGAGCTCGGTGTTATATAAAGGATCAACCAGAATAGTTTTCTGGCTAGTCGACGGTTTGATCTTCTGATCGTATGTTGAGCGATTAACCATTATTGCACCGTTGAATAGATTCTTGTTGCTGTTGGCTCGCTATTCACTGTACGACCAACTCCACCAGGGGCTGTCTGTGTATATTTGGCGCTGAGCTTTCCATCTGCAACCGCATTGGCAAGGTAGTGTTTGTCTGTCAGGTTTCCTGGATCTTTTAAAGATGATCTAACTTGCATAGTGGACTGAGGCGATTTTGCTTTACCATTAGTATTGGTTGTTTGGTCAATCGCATTTTTTAAATGGTCGTCTAAATCAATTTGGATATCATTAACCCCGTATATGCTGGACGCGCCAAGAGAACTCATAGCGGCTGTCGTTGGTTGGAAAGTTGTCTTATTATTTGTAGGATCAGACCAATTGGGCGACCCGACTGAAACAGTATAAGTCGAAGGAGAAGCAGATCCATCTGGATAGTTTTGGTGATATGATTCAGAAGCTTCCCTTGCTAATCCATTCAGATCCCCATGGTATGTGCTGCCATAGTGCACTACTTCTTCGCCCCCGATAGTGCCAGAAGCTCCAAACACATTGATCTTAGGAGCTGCTAACTGTACAGTCGCCCCAGCACTTCCAATAATTTTATCTTCGCTTGATAATTTTAATATTCCTGTCGAGGCCATTGTCAATCCAGAGCCAGAAGCAATGGTTCGTTCACCCTTGACGATATCATTTACTTCCCCCATCACCATAGCAGCTTTGGATCCAATGACTGTCTCGGACACATTACCCATGACCTTTGCACTCTTGTTACCTTCTGTCACTTCAGTGGTGTGAACAGATGCAGTTGAAATATCTCCACCAGCTGTTGTATTAATGTTGCCTTTAACATTTAGGTTATAGTCACCAGCGACTTCAACGGTTAAGTTGTCATATCTCATTTTAGCATCACCCTCAACATACACAGTTTGTGATCCATTGACAACGGTTATCTGATTTCGTTGGGTTGTTATAATTACCGTTCCGTCAGCCCTCATCTCGACACCAGCACCACTTGCGTGTTTGATAAGAAGTCTTTCTGAACCTTTTGTATCGTCCATCTCAATTACATGGCCAGACAAACTTTCTTGGGTCTGGCAAAAGGGATACTCAGGCGGCGCGTCATCTTGACCAACATCCACTCCAGGGATCCCTTGATAACCCTTTAGCTGATGTTTTTCTTCACCCGTGGCTGCTTTGTTTAAAGAGGATTGTTCTTGATACTCTGGTTTGGGATTAACCCCTCTAGGATCTCCAAACTGATCTTCAAAGGTACCTCTGTATACTGCATAGTTACCTGTCTGTTGAATCTGATTCTGTAATTTATCTTGAGAAGTTGTCATTTGTTCCTCTTATGCTATGTTGCGCGCAAATGCTGTACCGGAACCCCACGTTCCAGCAGTCCCAGCTTTGCCCTGTCTCCAAGGGGATTCATCATAATGAATAAAACTATTGTACCCACCAATACCAGGACGTATGCCTCTGGCTTTTGCATTGCGAACAAGAATGGTGATGTAGTCATTGTATAGTTGACGGTTCTGATTTGGATTAATTCTTTCACCGTTCCGGACCAAGTAATGGTCAGCAGCTTCACCAGTTGGGTGATTCTTTGTCCCTGATGCCCTAGCAAATTTACCACCTTGGGGAGTAATCCTTGCTTGATAAGCAGATCCTAGCGCTCCAACCGCTGCATCTATAGCGTTAATAATACTTTGTTTAGGTAATCTACTCAGGTCACTACTGTCCATAAACACTCTTGAAGTCAATGTCGCACCTGTATCTGGGGTAACAGAACCAAGACTGGTTGTATCAAATTCCCCATCAGACGAACCGTTTAGCTGAGCAGCGGAAAGCGCATTTGGACTTGTGTTCCACTTATTCAATCTTTTTTTGCAATATGATGGTACATCAAATCCTGGGTCTGGTTCATTCGGTTCAATGCTATTGTGGCCGAACACCTGCCCTCCAGGAAACGCTTTGAAAAATGTTGCGAACATTCCATCGATGGATTTCCACTGAGCGTCTGTTATAGAACTTTTGCTTAGAAATCTTTCATACTCTGGAGCCCCCGCTGGAGCCGCAATTCCTCCAATGATACAAACGCCAATACTATACTTATTATGATTAGCCGTGGCGGCGCTATTGGCGTTTGTCTCACTATTCCTAAATTGAGATTCCCCAATATATGCATCTTGATTAGGATTGTTTTGGGCGACATTCTGAGCAACAACGGCTACGGGGATATGATTGCCCACGGTATTGATTGGCAGACCTCTTTGTATTTGACCATTCTTTAAAATAACATAGTGATATCTAATACCACTTTGTATATCATTTAAGTCTTCTGCTGTCAAATATTGATTTGTAGCAGACTCAGACCAATGCAAAACAAATTCTGTTATTTCCCTACTCGCGCTTCTCATATCAGCTTCAAGCTCTTCATAGCTGCGAATAATAGAAAATTTAGAATTCTCGTCTGTTGGGTCGTCAAACCCAGGTCTTGATGAACCAACGTTAAGTGGTGCTAGTGAAGTTAGATCATCTTCAACAGGTGTTAATCTATCAGAGAGCTGTGTACTCATACCATACACACCGGCTTCAATTTCCGAGTATGGCTTGTTAGAAACTCCTGCAATTAAATTTATCGCGTCATTAAATCTATTGTTTGAAATATACTGCATTGCCAGAGATAATTCAGCCTGACCGAGTCTACCTTGCGCAAGATCACTTAGTTGAAACGATATTGATCCATCTGATTTATCCACAATATCTTGTAATACCAAACCAATGTTTGAAGGGACATATGTATTAATCAAGTCGCTTATTTGTGATAGAGCTGGAGCGAGTTTACTTTGTAGTGTAGTTGTAAGTGCATCTGCAACTAAAGACTTGAGATCGCCTGTTTGAAGCTTCTCTAAAACGCTAGTAAGAGCAGTCGTATCTTTTCCTGTAGCATCTGCCAATAATGAATTAACAGCATTTGTTCCTGTCCCTCCATAATACAACTTTCTAAAACCACTTTCAACAGTCTCTCCAGTCATGGTAGAAAGATCACCAGCAGCTGAACTGATGTCTGTCTTGACATCATTCTCAAACCCTGTGATGTTTCCACCGAGTCTAGCGATACCGTCTCCAGGTGCAGTTTCTAAAGTTCCAAGATGGTTAAGTTGATCTGTGAGACTTGTGATACCACTTTGAGATTGTCCTGCTGAAAGAAGAGTACTACTTTGAGCAGCCAGCTTTTGCTTTATTGTATCCGTAGTAGCAGCATCTAAAGAACCAGATTGAATTAACTTCTGCAGGTTTTCTAAATCTGTTTTTAATGTGTTTGGATTAAGAGTCATATTCTATCCTATTGGAAATCTCTTGGTTTGGAAATACCGCGGTAATCAAGTCCTGCATCTGGTGCACCCTTCCACCCATGCCACCAAGCCCAACTTCGGTTTTTTATTACCGTGTCGAGGGTAAATTGTATCTGTTTGGTTATTCCTGCTCTATTGTTATCAGTAAGCAAAACCCTACCAGTAGGGTCACCAGCTACCTTAGAACCATAACTCTTACCAACACCCCTACCTCCAATATATAGCTGGTAAGGTCCGAACGATGCTTCTCTACCATTATAGGCTAGGTTTGTCCCTGGTGGAGCTTTAGATTGGTAACTGTACATACCTTCACTCTTTGCCACCGCGATACAAACACTCGGATCCATATATCTACGTTCAGCTTCCCTAGTAATCACACTAGTTATCCAAGCAGGATTACAGTCCGGAGGATATTGCGGGGAACCTTGACTAGTCAACTGTCTTTGTTTGTTGGGATCCGCATACACATCGCCCTCTACTCTCGTTTCATCTGCAGATATGCTACCACTTGGAAAGCCTATCTGTTGAGCAGCATCACCCGCCTGAGCTCTTTGTATTGGTGACACAATTTCAATACTAGGAATAGATCCCAGTACGATAGGATTCTGGGATGTTTTACCATCTAGGAAAAATCCAATCACTTGTGCCCCAGGCTGCAGCATAGGATTTCTACCAAGTCCAGATGTGCCACCTTCCGTAGTCGGAAGAACTACTTGAGCCCATGGAAGATCGTAAGTTGGGATTTGTCCTTCCTGAGAAGAGTGGATACCGTGGATACGCACTTGTACTCTTCCCACTCGAATAGGATCTAAGTTATTAGCAACGGTTCCTACAAACCACCTCATATCGTCGCCATAATAATTCATCATCCCAACTACCTTTCAATTAACCCTGCTGCTAACGCCAAACGCCTATCTACTTGCCCCAGGCCGCCGCCATAACGACTTTCAGTTGTGAGACCTCGTTTGTTGCCTAGTTTACCTAACGTCATATCCACAGAATATCTGTTGTTGATAAAGTGATGTTTAGTTGATAAGATTATATAAGCACCTGATCTTTTTTGATCTTTCAATTCAGACTCTGACATACCTTTATGAATCTCCGCATTAGATAATACATCGATCAATATTTTATTACCTATTGTCATGTTGGCTTGCGCAGGAAAAAAGTTTCTACCAGGCACTCTTATTGATATGTTACTTTTATTGATATAATGTTTAATAGCCTTGCTCACAGACTTAGATCTATGAAAAGCACTTGTTAAATCTTCATCAAGACCACCATAATCGTTATGTACATTACTACTTGCCATCACAGTGTGGACAGCAGAAGTGTACTCTGTCATATATTGACCGCCAATGTTTGCATTAACCTGAACATTGGGAGTAAGTGATTTAGCTGAAGAATATTTCCAAATGCTTTCTAAAACTTTTTGAGCATCGTATCTTACCGTATCGACATATCCCCCAGTTGTATTGACATAATTATATTCTGCTCCTAAAAATCCTTTACGTATTGTATCCATCATATTTTCTGTATTCTTTATACTCATCATGGCTATATGATGAGAGGTATCATCACCTTGGTCTGTCGCGCGTTGATTATACACATATGGCTGGCCAGGGTTCATGGGTGGTAATTCCAACAACTCCATTAAATCAAAAAAGCGTAAACGGGTATCTGCCAGTGAAGAAAACAAATAAAACGGTGTGCCTGTTGGTCCAGTACACCTATCCCTCAAAACCTTCATCGCCTGATATGGAGTTAGGTTGGGAGGGATGTATAAAATAGGTTCTTGTACATCTTGGCTGCCAAACATCATCCTTTTTTTATTTTGAAAGGCGTCTCGTAAAATATTATCCATCATTAGTGTTATCTTACCTGCATAAGATTTAGACACATTGATTAGATTATTTAAATAAGAATCTCGATCAACAATCTGAAGTGTTACAGCTTCGGAAGTATCATTGCCCTTTTGAGTGTTAAGAACACTAGCAACATAAAACCAACCTGTCCATTTGTTTGATGGAGAATCAGGCATGAACACAGATATCTGCATGTACTCTGTTCCATTGAAATCAATATTTTCAAAAATATTATTGGTATCAAGGAAGGATATTGTACCTTGGATGTGAATGTTATCGATGTCTTCATACAGCTCAAGTTCAAGAACACTACCAGCAATGTTTATTGCATTGGATTGCCCAGGAATGTAGATGTTAACACGATCTATAACATAGCTATATGGATCGTTATTGTGCATTTATCATCTCTTCAGTAAAGCTACTAACCAATTCGAACACAACATCACCTTTTGGAACTTTTATTTTTTTGAGTTTCTCATTCTCTGATCTAAAAAATTCTATATGGGTCACGGGGGTCAAAAGCGCAGATGGAGTTTCAAATGGGGACGTGTCTCTTTGGTTGCCTTCTGCATCCACGTAATGAATTACAGAATTAAATTCATCTGATTGCCCCGAAAGTGTTACAGAACCATCTCCTGAAACTATAACCTCATTACTTAGAAATGTGTCATCTGTCTCAACAATCAATTGACCAAAATCTAATCTTCTTTTAATTATTTTCCCTGTCCCACCAGAACCCGATCCAACAATTGTTTGGCCAACCTTTAACTTTCCGCTTAAAGATTCTTTTGTTGTAAGAGTAGTGTATCTAAACTCTTTTTTCATTCTAGCCTTTAAAGCTCTTTCTGTCAACGGCCAGCCTTGTTCTCTTATATGATCATTCATCAAAAAGAATAACCAATAGTAATTAGGAGTGCCATAAAGTCGTTGAGAAAGTTGATCGGGACGATCGCCTTCCATTATAAAAAACTCTTGATAAAAACCTAAACTGTCTTTCACTCTGTCTATCAAGTCAACATACGATGACAAGTCAGGGAATGCTACTTCTTTCTCTGAGTTGCCGAATTGATATGGTATTGTTGAAAAAGTTTGGAAGTATGACATTATAGAAACCTATTGACTAAGTTGTTGACACCTGTTTCGATAGCATTGTTAATTCGATCCGAAACGTAAGATCCTAAATCTAAATTCCCATTATTAGATAACAAGCTCTCCCAACCAGTCCAATTTGTTTGGCCAGTTGCTGAAAGTCCATTTGCAATATCCGCTTTTGTCAGAGCTCTTACTTCTGTAAACGTCAAAGACAAATCAATCTCAGAAAATTGCCCGTCTCTGTAAAACGAGGCATTCTGAGCATTGAAGGTTGTATTAACAGCTCGTAGATAACATGGTAGAAATTGTGGTCCTGCTTGCTTACCATTGTACCTTCCATGAATTAAAAACTGATTAGGAAACTCATAACCGATGGAAACGGAACCAGCCATAATTTGTTCAGGATATAATTCTTGCCTAAAGAACTGAACAATTTTACCTATCTCTCTATTTTCTTGGGCGCTTGTTGGAATCATTTTAAATGCAAAGTTAAATTCACGAACGGGGACGCCTTGAAAAACTGCTCTGGTGTTTGGATTAACAGCTACTTGAAGACCACTTTTCACTACAGCGTTAGCTGTTGGAGAACCAAACTTTTGAGCTGCCATGGCTGCAGCGCTCCGAGTGATTCTTCCTGATGTGTCATTAGCTAGAGCACCTTTCAAAGCATTTATTTCTCCCAAAGGATTCATAGCTCTTGCAGCCGCACCTACTGCTGACATTTCTCCAGATTGAAGACCTTGTAATGCCAGAGCACCTCTAGCACCAATGTCTCTGTTGTCAAATTGAACAGCGTCTGTTATTTGCATACCGGATGGCATATACAAATGAACAGTTTTATTTTCATTTGCTGAATTGCCACTACCAGTGAATGACCCCTGTGATAAAACATTGGCAGCATCCCCAAGCGTATCAAGAAAACTTTGGACACCACCTTCAGCTAATTTATCAGAACTGTTTTGAGATTTTTTTTGCAGGTTTGCTTTACTAGTGACCTTTGGAGCTATATTTTCATATAAAGTAAATTTTAACTTACCTTTATAATCGTCCTGATCTTCTAAAGGGAACTTTAATTTTGCCATGTTATCTTTCCAATAAATATCAAAAACATTTGAAAGTATTTATATGGCTTATTCAGGAAAGTATAAGGTCTCCAAACCAAAGAAATATAAAGGAGACCATACTAAGGTGACATACAGATCATTATGGGAATTGGGTGCATTCAAATGGTGTGATGCAAATGCTGACGTTGTAGCTTGGTCATCAGAGGAAACAGTGATACCATACTTTTGGGATGTTGATAAAAAATATCATCGATACTTCATGGACCTCAAGATTACATTTAAAAATGGTAAAACAATTCTTGTAGAAATAAAACCTGATAAAGAAACTAAGCCTCCAAAGCGACCAGATAAGTCTAAACGATATATTAATGAAGCTATGACTTATGTTAAGAATCAAAACAAATGGGAAGCAGCTAATGAATTTGCCAAGGATAGAGGATACGAATTTCAAATCTGGACTGAACATACTTTACAAAAGATGGGGATCTTACCGAAGTTGAAACCATTGGGTAAGTTGAAGCCTCTAACACCAATCCGTAAAAAGAAACCTAGAAAAAAGATATAAATAGGTTCATGGCAAATTTATTTCAAACCCTGGAGCTAGAAGCCTTTCGTAAAGGTATTACTCCTAGAACAAAAGAATCTATGGAATGGTTCCGCAAGAAAGCTGGGGCCATGTCTTCCGTTACTGGTAAGAAGATTATGAACAGTGAGCCTATCGAATTGCGTAACAGGCAAGTGATTGGTAGCATGTTCATGTATTATTACAATCCTAAAACTAAAGATACGATGCCCTATTATGATTCGTTTCCGTTGAGTGTCATTGTATCCAAAGCTCCTGGAGGATTCTATGGATTGAATCTTCATTATTTACCTCCTGTGCTCCGAGCTAAGTTTTTAGATGGATTAATTGATATTACAAACAACAAGTCGTACGACGAGACTACAAAGTTTCAAGCTAGATACAGTATGCTGCAGAAAACATCTAAGCTAAGGTACTACAAACCCTGTTTTAAACATTACTTGTCTAGTCAAGTGGCAAGTAGATTTGCCTATGTACCACCCCCCGAGTGGGAAATTGCTACCTTCTTGCCGACAGCCCAATTCCAAAAAGCTGGGCAAGCCGCTGCATGGAAAGATTCAAGGAAGATGATTTAATGAGCTTAGACATAGACAACTTTAAAGGTGCTGTTTCAGCTGGTGGGGGCATTGCTAGATCCAATATCTGGATGGTGCAATTACCAACCAACATACCTCGCGCTCCAAGCCTTAATAGCAACACTATGAACTTAATCTGCAAGAATGTAACAATGCCAGGTCGTCAGATTGTAACATCTGATAGAATGATCGGCATGAAGCCTTTCAAGACAGCTTATGGATATCTACACGATGATGTGTCTATGACTTTCCAAGTTCTTAATGATAATAAAATTAGAGATTATTTTTATGCTTGGTCAGAGTTAGTTGTCAATACAGAAACAAAAGAACTCAACTATTTTAATGAGTATACAAGAGATGTAAAAATCTTTACTATTAAGAAAAGATCTACCACATCAACTAATAAAATAGCTAATGCATTGGTGATCGCGGATGTTATTGTAGAATTGTTGGGAGGAGACTTACTGACAAATTCTCAAGTATCTGCGCTGATGACGGGCGCTTCTAGTGGTGTGAGATTACAAAATGCGTTTCCAACAACACTGAATGGATTCGAACTAAATAACGATGCAGACGGCTTAATTGAATTGAATGTGCAGCTGTCATTTAAAGACTGGAGAAATATATAATATGGCTTTACCCAAACTTAATGATCAACCTAAGTACGACATTGTTGTACCTTCATCTCAGATAAAGGTGAGATACAGACCTTACCTTGTCAAAGAAGAAAAGGTTTTGATGTTGGCTATGGAATCAAAAGATTCCAAGAAAGCGCTTGGTGCAATTGTAGATACAATTGACGCCTGTGTGCAGGACGATCTTGATACTTCATCCCTCACAACATTTGATGTGGAATATTTGTTTACTCAGATCCGTTCTAAGTCAGTTGGAGAGACTAGTGAAATAAACTTACAGTGCGCAGAATGCAATAAAGATATTCCAATTAGTATTCCTCTTTCTGACATTACAGTCACCATGCCAAAAGAAAAATTAGATGTTATAAAACTTACTGATGATATACAACTCAAGATGAGATATCCTGCTTATAATGAGATTTTAGAAATGGACCAGGAAGCAGGAGGTCCAAATGAATCTTTTAAAATTGTTAGTAAATGTATTGAATCAGTACAAACTAATGAAGAAAATATTTCTCTAAAAGATGAGTCAGAAGAAGAAATTCAATCATTCATTGATTCATTAACAACAGAGCAATTTGGAAAGATTAGAGAGTTTTTAGAATCGATTCCAAAACTAGAACATAAACTTACTGTGGAATGTCCACATTGCAACCACACGGAAGAAAGGATTCTTGCAGGCATAAACAATTTTTTCTAATATGCCTCTCCCATGATAGCTTAGTCAATTACTACAAGACTAACTTTCAATTAATGCAGCATCATCATTATTCATTAACAGAAATAGATATGATGATGCCTTGGGAGAGGGAAATCTATCTCAGTATGTTGATAGATCACATAAAAGAAGAAAATGAGCGGCAAGAAGAACAGAACCGGCAAATGTCAAAAAGGTAAAAGATGACTTTAAACTCTGTAACCAACGAGCTCAAGACGCTCAAAGGCTCACAAGATGATACCACCGAAGCTGTAATGGCTGTCGGCGACTTGGTGTTGGAACAGATCACGCTTCAAAAGCAAGCTAGGTTAGACAGTCTTGAAGATAAGATGGAAGGTCGTAGACGCGCATCTACGCCTCCTCCACCAGGTGGTAAAGGTGGTGGAGCTGATGCTGGCAATGGTTTAAACATTCCAATGATTATATCACGCTTGGGTTTGGCGTCACTGGCTGCAATAGGACTATCGCTGGCAGGATTTGATGATGAGGTCAAAGCTCTAAAAATTCCTACAATGTTGAAGAACCTTTCTAAAGGGCTTACAACTGTTGGGGATAGTATAAGAACAACGGTAAAGGCAATCGATACATTCGTTCTCGATATAAAAACCTTTCCATTTAGCAGATACATTCCAAAAATAGCAATCGACGTTCCAGAAAACTGGAAATTAAAATTACCAGACCTGCCAAAAATTACTATTGTTGATTCCCTTGGAAAAGCTTTTAAAGCGCTTACTGCCAATATAAAATTACCAGACCTGCCAAAAATAAAATTACCCGACATACCTAAGATTGGTTTGCTGGACTTAGCTGGCGATGCCATCAAATCCACTTGGGGTAGGATAAAGTTGCCTGACCTGCCAAGAATTACATTTATAGATTCATTTGGTAAAGCCATATCTGCCCTGAGCGCTAGAAATGTTTGGGCAAAGATAAAATTACCAGACATACCTAAGATCACTATACCTGAATTTGCTAAGATTACTTTACCGGATATTAAACTGCCAGATCTTCCAAAAATAGGTTTGGTGTCTGTTGTTGGCAGACAAGTAATTAAAATGACTGATGCAATGGCAAGTGCTTGGGGAAAGATCTCATTGCCAAAGCTTCCATCTATTGGTTTATTTTTTGATGGAGTAAAGCAAACAGCTGCAAAGTTACTAGATTATGGAAAACTGAAACTACCAAGTGCTGATAATTTACCTAAGTTCTCTATTGTAATACCAGAAGGTCTTCAAGGCTTTTTTGATAGCATTAAAACAGGATTGGGTTCTGTTAGTGCAAAAGGAGTTGGCTCTGGCTTGATAGGCTTTCTGAAGCCTGTGGGAAATTTCTTTAGTGGCATTGGTGATTTATTCAAACCTGTGATGAATTTATTGAAAGCCCCAATCAAATTAATTGCTGGTCCACTATTATCCATAATTGATTTTGTCATGGGCTTCTATAAGGGATTCACAGAAAAAGAGTTTGTCGAAGACCATCATGGCAATCTTCACGAAGTAGAAGTATCAATGTTTGATAAATTGTTCAAAGGAATCACAGGAGGTATCGGGGGTGTCATATTTGGTATCACTGATGCTTTTGATGCTTTGTTTATCCGCCTGCCTGCTTGGATACTGGAAAAATTTGGAATGACCAATGCTGCTGAGTTTCTAAGAGGCTTTAGCATTACAGAGATGGTAAAGCCTATTTGGGAAGGTATCGTCAATGGTATGAAGGATTACTTTGGGCCACTAGAAGATGGACAGTCTCGGCTCAGTAAAATATTCAGTGAAGCGTGGGAAGATATAAAGTTTATTTTCACATCTTTGTTTGACTTCATGCCATCGCTAAGCGATATGAAGAAGAAGTTGTTC